ATGAGTTGGAAAAATACAAAACTTGGGAAAGGATTAAAGGCGATGACACTACTACATGAGTCAATTAAATTAAAAGAGATTGTTATTAAAGAATCTGAAGGATTTAGACTCCGCTTGCAAAAGTGGGAAGTACTAAGTCCTAAAGGCACGTATGCTGTAAACTTTGTTAATGAAAGTTTAGACGAAGACGGCAACGTATGGCAATCAAGTACATACAACTTCTTTATGACTGAAGAAGAAATCGATAATCTTTGTGTTTGCCTGAAAGCATGAAGAAAGTCTACTACAGCTGGTCACAAATCGAAGGAGCAGTTTTAGAAATTGCTCGTCAAATGCAAGCACACGACTGGAAGCCTGACTATATTGTAGGTTTAACTCGTGGCGGTCTTGTTCCTGCTAATTTACTAAGTCAATACACTGGCATTAAGATGCACACTCTTAATGTAAGTTTGCGTGATAACGATAGCACAGAAAGTAACCTGTGGATGGCAGAAGATGCCATTGGAGTAGTGCCTAGTGAACGTAGTAAAGACTTTGGTGGACATAAGCACGTAGAAAAACTTAAAAAGAAAATCCTCATTGTAGACGACATTAACGATACTGGCGCTACATTAAATTGGATTAAAAAAGATTGGCCTGCGGGTTGTTTCCCTGACTCAGATGAATGGGATACTATCTGGGGCGACAATGTTCGCTTTGCAGTGTTAACACATAATCAAGCAAGCGAATTTAAAGATCCAGATTACAATGTCTGGACTGTTAACAAGTCCGAGGATCCGTGTTGGTTAGTATATCCTTGGGAGGAATTTTGGTTATGATTACAACTATGATAAAACTTATTTTTGGCATTGGTTTGCTTATTGCGGTTATTGTTTTTGGACCGCTACTTGGCATTTGGAGCATTAACGTATTTGGTCAATACTTGTGGCCAGATAAGATTGTTCCGTATACTTGGGAAACTTGGCTTGCATTTTTCTTCTTGTTTGCAGGTCCAGCTGGTCTAAAGTTTGGTAAGAAATAATGTCGCTTACTGTACAAGAACTAGAAGAAAAGATTGCTAGAGCTAAAAAAGATTTAGCTTTAGCAGAAGGTGGTCGTAAAACAGAGATTCTATCTGAGTACATCGAAATGTTAGAAGAAGAACTATACAATGCAAAGTGTAATAACACAGAAACATAAAGCATTTGGAAGAGAATTTCTAAATACTGATCCCAAAAAAGTTATACGTGTTCCATGGAACGGCCAGGATGGTGTTTGGTGGAACGAGATATGCGCAGACATTATGGAAGTATTTGGCTTACCGGGTAACCGATATACAAGTCATCCAACACCAAACTACATGGACTTTCATTTTAAGTCACAAAAAGATGTAGAATTGTGTCGTATATTAATAAGCGAAAAGATTTGAATGTGTTTACTTTGAGCAAAATAATTTCAAGAAGTATTGAAAAAACCTAAATAAAAACATATAATAATATATGGCAATCCACTGCCTGAACATCGGAGAATTATAATAATGAGTGAAAAGAGTTTAGCACAAGCAATTAGAGATCAAATGCGCTCTAATGGTAAACGCTTCTGGGCTGGAGACAACGTTAGCGATTATGTTGACGAAGAACAAAAAGCAGCATTAATTGACGAAGCAACCGTAGCATTTGAAAGTGTACTAGACACACTATTAATCGATCGTGAAAATGATCCTAACTCGCACGGTACAGCGAGACGTTTAGCAAAAATGTACTACAACGAAATAATGGCAGGAAGATATGACCCAGCACCAGACGCAACAGCATTTCCAAATGACTCGCAGGACCGTTACGAAGGCATGCTTGTTGTTCGTAGCGAGCTTCGCAGTATGTGTAGCCATCATCACCAACCCGTTGCTGGTGTTGCTTATATTGGCATTATTGCCGCTCATAAACTTATCGGCTTATCAAAATACACACGTATCGCACAGTGGTGTGCAAGACGAGGTACTCTCCAGGAGGAACTTTGTAATGACATTGCTAGGGAAATCCAGAAAGCAACAGAATCAGAAAACGTAGCTGTGTATATTCAAGCGACTCACGGATGTTGTGAAAACCGTGGCATTATGGCACATAGTAGTCTAACACAAACTACAGTATTGACTGGTTCGTTCAAAGATGATCCTGCAACTAAAAAAGAGTTTTTTGATAACATTAAACTACAACAGGAGTATTCTTCTAAATGAATGAACTAACATCACATTTAACAGACCTTGCAAAACAATTGCAAACATTTACTGTGCACAGTTTTTTGTAGACGCAGTGTCTCAAACACACGCAGAGGAAATGGTAGACGAATGGCTGAACAGTTAAAAGCACAAGAACCAGCAGAAGGTATTCTAAAACGTAGCGACTGGGGTGACTGCAAGTGGTACCAAGTTGTGTGTAGTTGCGGCCAAGAATATCACGATCACAACTTCGAAGTAGAAGCAAGTGAAACAGGCATTGACGTTAACTTAGGCATAACTGTTAAAAGCGACTATTGGGGTGAGATTGTTGAAAAGCATTACGATATTGACAGCCCTTACTTACAAGAAATTGACTGGTTCTGGAAAGACCTAGTTAACGGTATTTGGAATCGTTTAAAAGTAACTTGGGAAGTATGGACTACTGGTACTGTTACTTGCCAATCTACTATTTCAATGACTGAACAACAAGCTCTTAACTACGCAAAGACTTTAGAAAATGCTGTACAAGATGTTAAGCATTTTACAGACGAGCGTAAGTGGAAGACAGATTTACAAAATCGTGTAGCAAAAAGATTAGCAGAGGAAAGTGACTGTGTCTAAAATTAAAATCGCAGAATTATTTTATAGTATCCAAGGTGAAGGACGTTACATGGGTGTACCGTCTGTTTTCTTACGTACATTTGGTTGTAACTTTAAGTGTGCTGGCTTTGGTATGCCTAAGGGAGAACTAAGCAATGAAGTTGAACCAATTGCGCAACGTATTAATGAATTTAAGTCGTACGAAGAACTTCCGCTTGTTAGCACAGGGTGTGATAGCTATGCTTCTTGGGATCCTCGTTTTAAAGATCTCAGCCCTATGCTTACAACAGATGGTATTGCAGAACGTATCATGGAAATCCTTCCATTTAATAAGTGGCAGGATGAACACCTTGTAATCACAGGTGGAGAACCATTACTAGGGTGGCAACGTGCTTACCCAGATTTACTAGAACATCCTAAAATGGAAGGTCTTAAAGAAATTACATTTGAGACAAACGGTACTCAAAAATTAACTGATCAATTCAAACTTTACTTAATGAATTGGCAACTACAAAAGCCAGGACATAGAGAAATTACATTTAGCGTAAGTGCTAAACTAAGTTGTTCAGGTGAGGAAAGGCACGAAGCAATTCGCCCAGATATTGTTTGTGAATATGAAGAAGCAGGCTACACATATCTTAAATTCGTAGTAGCAACAGAGGAAGATGCAAATGAAGCAATCGAAACAGCAGACATTTACAGAGCCGAAGGGTTTACGGGACCCATATATCTTATGCCAGTTGGTGGGGTGGAGTCTGTTTATACTCTTAATAATCGTAGGGTCGCTGAATTCGCAATGAACAACGGCTTGCGCTACAGTGATAGATTGCAAGTACCGTTATTTAAAAATGAATGGGGTACATAATGGAACCGTTGAAGCCGCCTAAAACTATGAAATACTACCAGCTATTAAAACGAACTGGACTATCGTTGACTAATGTACCTAGCGGTTCAAATAGTCTATCATTAGGTATGGGCTTCTTCCAAACCCAACACGATGCAGAAATGCATCGCACTATGGAAATACTAAAATTATCACCTGGGGACAATTCAGAGTTCTTTATATTTGAACTAGAATTACCTAATCCAGTATACAAGGAATCAGCATGAAACAGTTTTTTAGAAAAATCTTAGGTCTTGAAAAATTAGACCAAGCTAAAGCACAAGCATTAGCAGAAGCAGAAGTTGCACGTAAACTTGCAGATCAAAAGATACAAGAAGCAGCAGAAGCAGCAGAAGCAGCAGAACAAGCAAAGTTGACTCCTAAAGAACGTGCTACTGCTAAAGGCGAACCTTGGGTAGCTGTGTTAGACACACACGTTAATAAAGAAAACATTCGTAACGGTTTCTTTGAATTAGATTGGAATGAACACTTTATTGCAGAACTTAAAAAAGCAGGTTACGGATTTGACGGCGATCCGGACGAAGAAATTGTTGATCGCTGGTTCCGTGATTTAGCAGGAAATATGTTAGCAGAAGCAGGTCAGGATCCTGGACGACATAGCGCAGGGTTTATAAACGTTAACAGGATTAATCCAAATCAATCTGAGGTTTCTTAATGCATAACGTTATTAAGAACAACGAATATATCGACCAGTACAACTGGTCGTCTTTAATTACGCCAGAAGATAATCAACAGTTAATGTTTATTTCTAAAGACATTATCGATCAAGGCGGCTACTTTGAAAACAGTCCAAAGTTCCAAACCAAACAAAACTTGTTTGCAAGACCAGAACTTGTATTTTTAAAAATGCGTCAAAGTTTTATCTACTCATGTTTTATGTTCTTAGGAAAAGAAGTACGCATTAAGAATATTATGAGTTGGGTGTTTATGACTAACAACCAAACTACTGAAGATAGAGATAACTTTTGGCATGATCATCATGTAAGTGATAACAACGGAACTACTGATACACTAAGCGGTATTTGGTATGTACACATTCCAACTGTACAAGACCAAGATATCACTGGCACCGAATTTTCAATGTCAGGTCCACCCAATTTTGATAATACTTTCTTTTTACAACCAAACGAGTTGACTTGGAACATATATCCTAGTAAAATGTGGCATAGACCCGGAATTACAGATTCTCTTGATTACCGTTTTGTTTTTGCAGCAGACATGGAATATTTTAAATGACTTATATTTTGGTTGATACAGCCAACACGTTTTTTCGTGCAAGACACGTAATCCAAGGCGATGCCGATATTAAACTTGGCATGGCTTTTCACATTACTCTTAACAGTATTAAAAAAGCATGGCACGACTTCAGTGGTACTCACGTAGTATTTGCACTAGAAGGTCGTAGCTGGCGTAAAGACTTTTACAAGCCTTACAAAGCACAAAGAGCAGAAGCTAGAGCTGCATCCACACAGAAAGAACAAGACGAAGATACATTGTTCTGGGAAGCGTTTGATGAATTCAAAGCGTTCATTACAGAAAAGACTAACGTAACTGTATTGCATCATCCACAATTAGAAGCAGATGATTTAATTGCAGGCTTTGTTCAAGCACATCCTAATGATAACCATGTGATTATTAGTAGCGACGGCGACTTTGCACAACTCATTGCACCTAATGTCAAACAATACAACGGTATTACAGAAACAACTATTACACACGAAGGGTACTTTGATGCAAAGAACAAACGCATCAAGGACAAAAAAACAGGTGAGGACAAAGCAGCACCTAACCCAGAATGGCTATTGTTTGAAAAGTGTATGCGTGGCGATACTAGCGATAACGTCTTTAGTGCATATCCAGGTGTGCGTACTAAAGGCAGTAAGAACAAAGTAGGTCTTACAGAAGCATTTGAAGACCGTGGCAGCAAGGGGTTCTCTTGGAATAATCTCATGCTTCAACGTTGGGTTGACCATAACGGTGTCGAACACAGAGTGCTAGATGATTATCAACGTAATGTAACGTTGTGTGATCTATCTGCACAGCCTAAAGATATTCGTGCATTAATTGACGAAACAATTAATGCAAATTCGGTTCCTAAAGAAATTACACAAGTAGGAATTCGTATGCTTAAATTTTGTAACACTTGGGACATGAAAAAGATTGCAGATAACATTCAGCAATATGCAGAACCGTTCCAAGCAAAGTATCCTAATAAGGGTCAAACAGAATTATTTGAGGAGAAGTAAATGGCCGGATATAAATCAAAGAAAAAAGCAACCGCAGATAAATTGGAAAATGTTCCAGCTAACGGGTGGCCAAAGATTAGTCAAGGTACACACTTGACAGTAAAGACTTTTGAAGATGGTCGTACTGAACTTATTTGGGATGACGAACAACTACTAAAAGAAGTTCAAGAAGCAATAGCAAGCGTAGCTAACAAAGGAGAAGAAAATGTCAAAGCTAAAAAAACTAGAAAAAGTAAATGAGTCAATTACTGTTAATCGTTACGATAACGGTTGGATGGTTGAAGTCGGCGGTCGTGATGATAATAGCGATTGGAAGACTGCTAAGATTCTTTGCAACACAGAAGATGAAATGCTTGCTGTGATCAAAGAGTGGAACACAATGGACGTTGACAACTAAGGAGTCAATAATGGCAACATGGAAATTATCCCCGCAGTATAAAAAGTCTGCAATAGAAAAGATGTTCTTTTATAAGGACGGCAAAACTATTTCAGTTGAGCAAGGATTTCGTTGGGCTACGTTTACTCCACTTACTGACGAAGAATTAAAAAACGAAGACGGTTATGAACTTGGCTGCATCGAAAACGATGAATGCTGGGAAATGTGGGACATGATTGACGGTTGCTGGTGTGAGATCCAAGCAGAAAACAATGCTACACCCGAGGACGTTGAAGAGTTTGAAGCAGCATGGGAAGAAGATTCCTATAGCGGAGTTGAAGAACTTGGGTGGAGCAACGATGATACAGAATACTATTACCACGGTCCATTGGAACTAACCAATGAAGATACAGGTCAAGTGTTTAAAGGCGAACCAGACGAAGAAGATTTACCAGCAGTAGGAGTACCAGAAATGAAATTTGAAGAAAAATTAGAAGTGCTTAGAGAACTTGAAGAAGAGAAATCTGCACTAACTGAATGGTATCCTGCTGATATTAACCCTGTTCGCAACGGTACATATCAAGTTCTTGAAACAGAAACAGAAGTTAAGTGGCCTTTTCCGTCTAATGTGACTAGTGCAGTATGGAATGGTGCTACTTGGGATAAGCCTGTAGCTAAATGGCGTGGACTAAACGAGGATCCAAATGAAGTGTAATGCTTGCGGTGGTGAGATTAAACACGATTGTGATTGGCGCCAAGGTCGGTGCCCACATCGTCCTATTACAGAATATCATATGAGATTTTATAATCTCATGCAAACAATTAAGGGCTGGTTTAAAAAATGACAGAGATTCATGCAAAACCCATCGTAGATGGTAAGTTTTGGATTGTAGAAGAAGATGGTGTTAAGATTGCTACACTACATAAAAAAGAAAACAACAAATTTGTCTTAAGCAGCACTAACGGCGAAGTAATGTTTAACAAAAAAGAAGAACTAACTAAGACTTTTGGTAACGGGTTCTTTTTAACTAACGAAAAAGTTAAAGTTACACAAGCAGAGCCAAACGAATGTCACGGTTATCCTACATCATGCAAACCTTATAACGCAATGTATGACGTGCAACGTAAGTTACCACTGTTTACTAAGTCAAATGCTAGCAAGAGTTTGTATTGTGCAGGTTACTACACTATTAAATTTGACAAAGGTTGGGTAAGATCATTCTGCCCTAAAGCAATTACTGTTGAACGTTATCCGTACAAAGGGCCGTTTAAGAGCGAATTAGAAATGAAACAGGTACTAGCAAATGCAAAATCAGATTAATTTAACTCCTGTAACACAATTTATACAAAGTGTTCGTTCAGCAGAGCTAACACAAGCTAAAGAAGTTAAACTATCATTACAGCAAGCAAGGTTACTTAGCCTTGCCCTTGCTGAAATACAGGACAAACTACTACAAGACTATGAAACTATGTACAATCAGCTTAAAAGCAGTGTAGATACTGATGTAGTTAACGTTAGCATGGACGGTGGCGGCTTCGAAGACAAGTAAAAGATGATAAATATATGCGTATATTATTGAGGATACGCATTATGAGTCGCCCAAAGCCAGAAGTATTGTTAGAACACGTAAACAAAAAAACATACAAAGCAGAACAAATCTTAGAAGCAGAAGCCATTTGGGCAGTTTTTTACAAGGGCGCACCCTTCAATCTAAAGAGTTTCAACAGCCTTACCAGCTATCCTGGACCTAAATACAAGAAAGTATCGTTTAGTAACCCAGGACACGCACACAATCTAGCCAAAAAACTTAACTTAACCTTTGGTTGCACTGACTTTCAAGTGGTTAAGTTAACCCAAGGCACTGTAGTAGTATGATATCAAGAGATGCTTTAACCAAAATATTCATACAACAATGGGGTAAAAGCATCGATGATGCCAATGTTTCCATGTATACACGCACATGGTGGCAGTCTAAAAACAAAAAATCACTCCGTTTAACCGACAAAGGGTACGAATTTTTGGTTAGAGAATTGGATTTACACGAGTACGAAGTGCCATTTACCGAGCCAATTGAGCTCAGTCCGCAGACAATTATCTTCTTAGAACGCTATATTGACTGCCCATACTTCCTTACAAATCAAAGCATTACGGTGTTTTCGGAGAAAAAGAGCTTCGAATTGTACCTGTTTTCAGACGATATCCGTAAATTTGGGCTAGTTAAGGCTATGAATGAACGACAAAAAGACCTAGACAACGAAAAAAGTAGTTGACACCTGTTCTGTTTGGCCATATAATAAAGGCTTACAAGTTAAGTTTTTCATCAACTTTTAAAGAACAGGAAAAAATATGGCAGAAATTAACAGCCGCACCGTTGGTCCCAAAGACGCTAAAAAGTCTCTTCGTAAAGCATTTAAAAATCAGCGTCCTACCTTTGTCTGGGGTCCTCCAGGTATTGGTAAGTCTGACATTATCAAACAATTGGGCACAGAACTTGATGCTCACGTGATTGACGTTCGTCTTTCACTTTGGGAACCTACTGACATTAAAGGTATTCCTTACTTTGACTCAAACAACGAGACAATGAAATGGGCACCTCCTGCAGAACTTCCTAGCAAGGAATTTGCATCTAACCACAAGAGCATCATTTTGTTCTTGGACGAAATGAACTCCGCTGCACCAAGTGTGCAAGCTGCTGCATATCAACTTATCCTTAACCGCCGTGTTGGTGCTTACGAGCTGCCAGATAACGTTGTAATTGTTGCTGCTGGTAACCGTGAAAGCGACAAAGGTGTTACTTACCGTATGCCTGCTCCGTTGGCAAACCGTTTTGTTCACTTGGAAATGGCTGTTGACTGGGATGACTGGTTTGATTGGGCTACTGACAACCGTATTCACAAAGACGTTGTTGGTTTCTTGACTTTCTCTAAGAAGGACTTGTACGACTTTGATCCTAAGAGCGCATCACGTGCGTTTGCAACTCCACGTAGCTGGTCATTTGTTAGTGAACTGCTTAACGATGACGACACTGATGCAGACACTTTGATGAACCTTGTTTGTGGTTCAGTTGGTGAAGGTCTTGCAAGCAAGTTTATGGCACACCGTAAACACGCTTCTAAGCTGCCTAACCCACGCGACATCCTTACTGGTAAGGTAAACAAGCTGGACACTAAGGAAATCTCTGCACAGTACTCACTGGTTGTTAGCTTGTGCTACGAGTTGAAAGACTCATGCGACAAGAAAGCAAAGGACTGGAACGATCAAGTTAACTTCTTCTTCGAGTTTATGATGAAGAACTTTGAAACTGAACTGGTTATTATGGGTACTAAGCTCGCATTGTCTAGCTACAAGCTGCCGTTGGATCCAGATGAAATCAAGTGTTTCGATGATTTCCACGCTAAGTTTGGTAAGTACATTTCAGCTGCAACTGATAAGAACTAACCAAAAATCAAACCATTTGACACCACCTTCGGGTGGTGTTATAATATATACATTAGCAATTAATAGGAATTCAAATGGCACACGTAGACCCAATCATTGACAAAATCATCGTAGCGCGAGTAGGTTTGCTACTTCGTCATCCGTTCTTTGGCAACCTTGCCACACGTATGCAAATTAAAGAAGGCTGGAATCAACTAACGACTGCTGCTACAGATGGTCGTACTATCTTCTTTAATCGTGAATTCTTCACTCCGCTGACTAACAAGCAAGTTGAATTTGTTCTTGCACACGAAATTCTTCACGCTGTGTTCGATCACATGGGTCGTCGTGAAGGGCGTGATCCGCAAATCTTTAACATTGCATGTGACTATGCTGTTAACGGACAAATTGTTCGCGACAAGATCGGTGATCACAACTTGCCTAGCATCAAAATCTTCCATGACCAAAAGTACTACGGCTGGTCAGCTGAACAGATCTATGATGAAATCTACGAAAAGATGGACGCACAGCAATTGGCTGCACTCGGTCAAATGCTAGACGAACACTTGGACGGCGAAGGTGACGACAGTGATGACAACGGTCGACCAAAGTATTCTAAGGAAGAACTCAAACAAATCCGTGATGAGATGAGAGAAGCTGTTATGGCAGCGGCTCAGGCAGCTGGTTCAGGCAACGTGCCGGCAGCAGTTGCACGTATGATTAAGGATTTTACTGAGCCGAAGATGAACTGGCGTCAAATCCTTCGTCAACAAATTCAAAGTACCATTAAAAACGATTTTAGTTTCATGCGTCCTAACCGCAAGGGCTGGCACATGAACGCTGTACTTCCAGGTCAACAATTCCAAGACACAATTGATATTTGTATCTCAGTTGATATGTCAGGTTCTATTGGCGACGAACAAGCTAAAGATTTCCTAACAGAGATCAAAGGCATTATGGACGAGTACAAAGATTTCAAAATCAAACTGTGGACTTTTGATACTAGCGTTTACGGCGAAGCTGACTATGACGGCTACAACATGGACGACTTTGCTAACTATAAATGCAAGGGCGGTGGCGGTACTGACTTTGATGTCAACTGGGAATACATGAAAGAACAAGGTATTCAACCTAAAAAGTTTATCATGTTCACTGACGGTTACCCATTTGGTAGCTGGGGTGATGAACTGTATTGCGATACAGTATTCATTATCCACGGTAACAACACCATTGTTCCACCATTTGGCGAATACGCATACTACGAAGAAGTGAAGCAACACGCATAATGGCTCTAAAAAATGGCAAACCAAATCCATTAAATTACTTTGATTTGAGGAGAGTGGAATTCGCTGCTCCTCATTTCAAGTATACTAACTTGGAAAAGTACAGTCCAATGTTAGTTAAGAACTTGGATTACTGGATTAAAACTAACCTAAATCATCGTTATTACATTGGTCAAAGTATCTCTTTAGATAGTACGAATACCATCGTTTACAATACACGTATAGGCTTTGAGTCAGAGAAAGAACTTAGCTTCTTCAAGATTGCCTGTCCGCATTTGCAAACGAGATAATTATATACGTACTTTACAAGGAGATACCATGACTGAAAACGTACAAGATACTACGCCTGAATCAACTAATCAGGCACCAGCACCAGAAGGCGCAGAGCTTAATATTAACGACCTAAATGCAATGAAAGTTATCATTGACATTGCTAGCTCACGCGGTGCATTTAAACCAAACGAAATGGCAGTAGTTGGTCAAACATATAACAAACTAACAACATTCTTAGATCAAGTAGCGAAACAAGCAGAATCGTCTAAGCAAGGAGCATAATATGGCCCAATCATTAAAACACGTTGGTAGAATTAAAGCAACTGGCAAGAAAGTCTTAATTGCTTATCGCACTCTACCAGGGGACGCATATAACGCCCTTGTTGTTCCAACAGAAAGTTTAACAGATGATCAGCACAACGCT